ATGAAGGTTCTCTTGCGGACGTTGATCGAGAAGGTCGGTCTCGAGAAGAGCCAGCCCAGACTAAGCTTGTCTGGGTCGCGGGCGCCTTTCCGCTCTCTCCGGAGCCATAGCTTAAGCTTCTCACGCCCGAGCCCCGTCAAAGTCACCGTGGACTCGCCGCCTTCGTTGTGGATCGCCGCATAACTGGTGGTCGTGCCTACCTTCACCTTATCGCCCGAGACCTGGAACGTGATCGAGCGCCGAAGCTGTCCAGTGTCAACGAGTGCCTGCCCAGGGGTGAAGCGCCTAGCCTTGGGATTCCCCCCAGCGTTTAGATCCTTAACGATTCCGGGCACGTTCGGGGTCATGCGCTCGCCCCATGACTCGCCGGACGGCGAGGCCTGCAAGCGCCAGGACTTTTGGAACCGGGCCACGAGCAGAGCGCCGACGGAGTCCAGGGCATCCGCGCGAGCCTTCCCGCGCAGGCCTGACCCGAGGATCTCTAACTGCTTACGGGTGATCTTGACCTTGACGGTCACAGGCCAAGTCCTAGCCGCCCGTCTGATTGATCCGCGCCGGCCGAGTCGGGGACGAAGTCCTGCCAGCGTCGACGATCATAGTCAGGCCTGGCGTCCTGATTCTCTTCGCTAGGCTCGAGCACAGAGTTCGAGGTCGGTAGGAGTCGCCGCTCAGAACCGGTTGTCTGGGCGATCCTGATCAGCATTTTTCTGTATCGGGACGTCAACTGCTCGGTATTCCGACCAGTGATCCCCGAGTATTCCATGAGCTTCACGACGACGCCTTGTGACGCTGCCGCGACGTGAAGCGCCACAGTCTCGTCATAGGCCAGGCCGGTCTCCACCTCGAACTCTGCCTCGACGTCTGCAGCTGCATAGCCGAGCTTCGTCAGGTCAACAGAGGTCGCTGCGGGAAGACCTTGATTGGTCAGCTCTAGCAGGAGCTGGGTCGCGATCCGTTCCTGAACTCGATCGGCTAGTGCCATGGTCTATGGGTCCGTAACGGTCGGAGAACCTGCATGAGGGAGCATTCGCGCGTAGAGCCGCCAGAGCCATTTCTGGATCTTGCTGTCTGATACTGTGAATGTGTCCGCGACGGCTATTGAATCGTCGGTCAGGAACTTAGCAGCGATCGCGCAGGAAGGGTGCCACCAAGTGCCGTCGAAGGCCTCCATGGGCCCGAAGAACTGCTCGTCAAGGAAGACTTCGTCGTCATGGCTGGCGATCGTTATCGAGATCACCGCGTCTTCCTCGTTGAACGCAAGGGGCCACATGTCGAGGTCACGGTCCGGGACGAGCTCGCGCCATGTGTCCTGGTCAGCAACCGATAGCGTGAAGGCCTGCGACTTTGACCCCCAAGTGATCGTGACCGTGCCAGCCGTGATCGCGGAGCCTCCGCGGATCCAGATCGACGGGAGGTGAGGGAAAGCAGGGTTAAGCGAGAGCCGGTTAACGCTGAATGCCTGCGTGAGGATCCGCGTCCCGCCTGTAAGGGCCACCAGGGACGTCGGGTTCGTATCGCCAACAATGTCCCTCGCAAACTCATTGCGATCCAGGGCGAAGCCCACAGGTGCGTTTAAGGCCCAATCGGTGACAGTGTCCAGCGCAGCCATGACGTATCGGCCAGCCGTGAACGTCCCGCCGATCGAGAACTGAGAAAATGAAGCGTTTGAGAGGAGGGACGACCCGGAGTCCTTCGCGCGCACGTTGCGCCGGACGGCACCCGAGGAGTCCGAGTCAAGAGCGTCAACGCCCGCGTTCCCACCAATAAACTCGAAGACCTCCCGGAAGCGCTCGGCGCCGGTGTTCTCGTCCTGCAAGACCGTGAAGGTCTTGGTCTCTACGAACTCGTTCTCGAGGTCGTAGCCGTCCTCGTTCTCCGTCAGTCGGTATAGCAGGCCTTTGCCTGCGCCGAAACTCGGGATCGCGCCATAGGTGATCCCGCGCGACTTGACGGTCTTGGAGTTGTCGACGAAGTATTTATAGATCCGATCTATGGCGCGCTGAGCGGATCGCTCGGGGAGGTCAACAATGTGGTGCGTGTATGCCGTAAGGATAGGCGTAATTACGGGTTGGCCCGTAAGGAGACTGGTGGACACCGTCGCGCGGAACCTCCGAGCGCCCGAGGACTGAGAGGAGGCGAAATCAGACTCAATGATCTGATTGTATGCGTCCTCGTCAGCCACAACGGTCTGCTGATCCAGAAGATTGTCAAGCAGAAGGATCCCAGCCTTAAGCTGGTTGTCCATTTCCGTTTCGGTCGGATTCGCCATTGCTTCCCCTTATGAGGTTGAGGAGTCTTTTTTACCGCGCCTGCGGGAGCGAGGTGCAGAAGCTTGCTTTTCCTTCGAGAAGTCGGCCGGCGCGCCGGCTGGAACCTTAGGGTTCGGGTCGACGTGGTTCTTCGCGCCGGACGCGTCGAGTTTGGGCCAGCCCGCGGCTTCCTTCTCGGCCTTGTCGTGGGCCTCGACTATTTCCCTCGTCTTCTCACCGTGAGTGGTAGACAGAGTTGGGTAGGCCGCGCCTGCGTATGGGTTGGCGAGGGTCTCGAGCTCGATCGCATACATGTAGTCGAGGACGGGTTTATCGTCGGCCATTTTCCGATAGTTCCGCGAGCGAGTGTCGTAGATCCTAGCGCGCGACTTGCGGCCCTTCGTGGATCTGATCACCTTGAACTTCGCGGACAACAGACACGCGTCCAGGCCGCCTACGGCCATGCGGACGACGGACCCCTTCATTTTGTCGCGTTGAGTCTCGGAGCCGTAGCCTGAGACCTTCTCTGAGTAGCGCGCGAAGCACTGACCCCCTGCGAAGATTTGGTGAACGGGACAATCGGCATTGACGCCGATACGGAAGAGCTTTTCGCCCTCGATTAGTGGGACTGCTGGGGCCATTTGGCTACTCCAAAAGTTCGAGACAAAAGAAGCGACCCGCCCGAAATGGACGGGCCGCAACAACTAGCAAAAGGGGGAAGTAACTAGTTGTTGATTTTCACCGTCCCGTATGCGGCGTTGACTCCGTAGCCGGCGCGCATGTCGAGCAGGGTCGCGAGGATCCGGTAGCGACGAGCGCGCTCGGAGTTCTCGCGGGTCTCGTCGATCATGCGAGGCGCGCGGCGCATGGTCTCGAAGATCGGCTTCGGCTCGACACCCTGGAAGAAAATGTGGATATCGTCGCCGGTGATCCGCTGGGTCGACCAGAGGTTGATCGCCATGCCGGACTCGAGGATCGTGTTCGAGACGCCGGCAACTCCACCAGTATCCGTGGTCGCGGTGCCCGCGCGGACCTGCATGGTCGTCCCTTGCAGAAAGGCCTCCCGCATTACCTCTTCATTTTGAACTCCAAACAATACGGTTACGCCCTGATCAATGTCGCCCTCGTTGAGGAGGGGCTCGCCTTCGGTGTCCTGGAACTGCTTGGCCTGCTCGATCGCGTTCCAGAAGTCGGACCGAACCGCGCCGGCGGTCGCGACGCCTGTCCCGGTTAGAAGGTTGCCACTCGCAACGCCGAAGCGGGCAGCGGCGCCAGCGGTCGTGGCGTAGAGCGCAGCGCCGTCGGGGGCAGTGGGGATTGACTTGAGGAGCGCCGCGTCAGCGGTGCCCTGAAGGATCTGGAAGAAGACCTGCTCGGGGAGCTGGGCCGCGCGGATCGCGAGTCGGCGAGCAACTTCGCGAATATCGCCAAGCTGCAAATCTTCAAGATCCTCCTCGTGGAAGCCCAGGGCTTTTCCCCAAGTGAGACTGGTTACAGAGTACGAAATTGCGCGGAATGCGTCCTCTACGATCGCTTCGCCGCGGTCGATTCGCTCGATCGTGGGAGGCGACTCGAAGTAGCCGAAGCGCTCGGTTCGCTTGCTCGAAGAGATCCCGAGACGCATGGCGTCAGCCAAGCGGGGGTGACGGCCGACCGTGTCGCGGTAGGTCGAGAGAAAGGTCGCGTTGATATCGCGAAACAGGTCGCTGGACGTGATTACCGCTTCAGCCATGGTGTTACTCCTTTGAGTGGTCTGCTACTGCCTCAAGCCCGCGGGCCACCATGGCGCGCGAGCGAGAGGCAAGGGCGAGCGTTTGAGTTACGCGATCCCGACGTTTGTTCCGTAAGAGGCGACCGCGATATTCGGCGTGGTGCCAGAGAAGAGCGAGTTGCCGAACAGGCCGAGAATGAACTGAGCCTCCATGCTGAACATGTAGACGTCAGCCTCTGCCGTGCTGGTGACGTTGACAATCACGCCTAGGGGGGCAGTCGTGCCCGGATCGGTGAGCACGAGGGGAGGACCGCCGTCGGCCGCCCAGACGCACTTGCCCAGGTCGGTCGCCGTGTTGGTGACGCCGGTTACGGCGATACGCTTGAGCACGCCGCCGTTTCCATTCCAGTTGTTCTCGATCGTGCCGTCGCCAACGGTCTCGTCGGACAGTTGCCCGCCGAGCAAGCATTGCCCTTGCAGCCCTGCATAAGCGACGAGGTACCCGTCACCGGCCGCAGCGCCAGCGAGCGCGAAGGCAGCGAAGGCGCCTGCGAATAGGCTGGTGCCTGAGAGTACCTCATGTCCGAGACGGACCTCAGGACCGGGCGAGATCTTGAGCGGGTTAGAAGCTGTTGGGTTGGTCACGAGGACTCCTGGTTGTGTTGCTCTTCGAGGTCGGTCGAGGTCAGAGGTCGAGGGAACTAGCTGCGGGACATTCCGCAGTAGGAGTCGGGGTCAGTGTTGATCGCGACGTAATCGTTGAAGTCGACGGGGGACTCGCTGCGTTTCCAGGACGCGTGAAGGTCGCGCGCACGGGAGAGGGCCTCGGGCCCCTGAGCCGCAAAGGCAGCGATCTCAGGTGCGTCGACGACGCCTCCGTCTCCGCCGGCCTGCTCGCCGGTCCAGTGTGAGGGGGGGTCGCTTGGGCCGACGCGCTGCATACCAGCGGCGTAGGCATTGGCGGCCTCGAGCCCGTGCTCAGAAGCGCGGGCGCGGAAAGCTTTAACCTGATCGTCGTCAAATCCAGCGCTGGCGAGCTCGGCGGACTTCGAAGCAACCGCGCGCTCGGCCCTGAGGGAGTTGATCTCTTTTTCCATGTTCGCCATACGGGACTCCATGGCGGCATTTGCGCCGTCAGCCTCGTTCTTGGCCGTGTCGCCGACAGCGGTGGCGGGAGGAAGAACCGCAACGGGCGCAGTAAAGGCAGCGAGAGGGTGCGCCGGTGCTG